GGTAAATTCGAACCTCGCCATTCAACTAGCGCCAGACGCTAAACAGCGTAAACCGTTGCGCCGCAATGGATCTCAGCACAGTTACGGCAGGCGGTTTAGCGAGGGTTTAGCATTGGTTTAGTGATTAAACTACCTGTGCTTGTCAGCTTTGCTGAGTTTGCGATCTTGAAGGGCTGCACGAAGGGTGCGGTTACCCATGCCAGCAAAAGCCGAATCGCTGCTGCCATCGTTGACAAGGACGGCCAGCGGTGGCTGGACCGTGATCTGGCGCTGGAGCTGTGGAACAAGAACACGAGAGCCACGGCCAATAGCAAGGTGTCACCACCTGCGGATCCAACACCACGCGAGCTGAAGCGCCGGGTGGAGGCGTTGCCGGATGATGAGATACCGGATCTGAATGAAAGCCGCGCAAGGCGTGAGCACTACCAGGCGGAGCTGGCCAAGCTGCAGGTGAGCCAGCAGCGCCGCGAACTGATCAGCGCTGATGAGGTGAAGAAGGAAGCGTTTGCGCTAGGACGCAGCATCCGCGAAGCACTGGCCAACCTGGCGGACCGCTTGAGCCATCAACTGGCAGGCGAGACGGATCCTGTGGTGATCCATGAACTGATCAGCCAAGAGCATCGCGCGGCGCTGTCGGAGCTGAGCGAATGAACGCATACCGCAGCGGATTCCTTGATGGCCTGCGACCTGATGCGCAGCTGACGGTCAGCGAGTGGGCTGATCAGTACCGAATGCTGAGCAGCAAGGCCAGCGCAGAGCCGGGACCATGGCGCACCAGCAGGACGCCATACCTGCGCGAACCGATGGACTGCCTGAGCACGGGCAGTAACGTGCAGCGAGTGGTGATGATGTTCGCAGCGCAGACCGGCAAGACCGAGGCCGGCAGCAACTGGCTCGGCTATGTGATCCATCATGCGCCGGGCCCACTGCTGGCGGTGCAGCCCACGGTTGAGATGGCCAAGCGCTTGAGCAAGCAGCGCCTTGAGAGCATGATCACCGATACGCCGGTGCTGGCAGAGCGGATCGCCCCAAGCCGCAGCAGGGACAGTGGCAACACGATGTTCAGCAAGGAGTTTCCGGGCGGAATGCTGCTGTTGACCGGCAGTAACTCAGCCACTGGGCTGCGATCGACGCCGTGCCGCTACATCTTCCTCGATGAGGTGGACGCCTTCCCGTTGGACGTTGACGGCGAGGGCGATCCGGTCAGCTTGGCCGAGAAACGGGCGACGACGTTCGCGCGGCGGAAGATCTTGCTGACCAGTACGCCGACCATCAAGGACTTCAGTCGTATCGAGGCGGAGTATGAACGCAGTGATCAGCGCCGTTACTTTGTGCCATGCCCAAGTTGCGGCGCGATGCAATGGCTGAAGTGGTCGCAGCTCAAATGGGAGAAGGATGATCCGAGTAGCGCGGCATACGAATGCGAGGCGTGCAAGGAACGATTCGGGGAATTGCACAAGCCTGCCCTGCTGCGCGGTGGTGAATGGCGAGCCACTGCACCTGGCGATGGCGGCAAGACTGCTGGCTTTCAGCTGAGTGGACTCTATTCACCGCTCGGCTGGCTTGGCTGGGGCGACATGGTTGACGAGTTCATGCGCAGCAAGGCGGATGCGCCGATGCTTAAGAGCTTCGTCAATACGCGACTGGCCGAGACGTTCGCAGAGGACTACGCCAGCAAGGTGAGCGCCACTGGATTGATGGAGCGCTGCGAGCATTACAAGCCCGGCACTGTGCCAGATGGCGCGTCGGCTATCACGGTCGGCGTTGACGTGCAGGACAACCGCCTGGCGATCAGCGTCTGGGCGTGGGGTCGCGATGAGGAAGGCTGGCTGCTGGATCACCAGGAGATCCACGGCGACCCGAGCCGGGCAGATCTATGGAAGCAGCTGGATCAGCTGGTGCTGCGCGAATGGCCGCACGCGCAGGGTCATGGCATCCGGCCGCATGTGGTGGCGATCGACAGCGGCGGCCATTTCACGGCTGAGGTTTACCAGTACGCACGCGAACGCGGCAGGCAGGGCGTAATTGCGATCAAGGGCGCCAGCCAGCGCGGCAAGCCGCCGATCGGCAAGGGCAGCAAGGTGGATCTCAACGCCAAGGGCCAAACCATGAAGCGCGGCGCGGTGGTGCATCCGGTCGGCAGCGACACGATCAAGACCACGCTGTTTGGCCGGATCAGGCATAGCGAGCCTGGTCCTGGCTACCTGCACTTCCACATGGATGCAACAGTTGACTACTTCGAGCAGCTGACCGCCGAGAAGCAGGTGATGCGGTACAACCGCTCAGGGTTCCCGGTGCGCGAATGGGTCAAGAAGCCGTCCGCGCGCAATGAGGCGCTGGATTGCTTGGTGTATGCCTATGCCGCGCTATGCCATCTCTACACCCGCTACGACCGCAAGACGATATGGGACCAGCTCGACAAGCCAGCAGAAGCACGCGCCAAGCCATCGCTAAGATCAGCTAAGGCTGGCGCAGCCTTCCTTAGCAACTGGTAGCAGTGAACATCCCTGCGACAATTCGAGCCGGTGACACGGTGAAGTGGCGGGATGATGCCAGCGTGGATGCGTTCAGCAATGCCGTCACTAGCGGCACATGGACGCTGACCTATTACCTGCGCACCAATACCGCAAGCGAAGGCGCAACCATCACAGGCACTGCCTATAGCCAAGGCTGGGAGCTGACGATTGCCGCGGCCACGAGTGCTGGCTTCGACGCAGGGCAGTGGTACTGGCAGGCGATTGCAACTGCCGGCAGCGAGAAGCTGACACTCGGCGCTGGTCAGCTTGATGTACTGGCGGCGTTGAACTACGCCGGATCGCCTGGCGCGTTTGATGGCCGCAGCCAGGCCCGGAAGGATCTTGATGCAGTGCAAGCTGCAATCCGCGCGATGATTGCAGGCGGCGCTGTGCAGCAGTACAGCATTGGAAGCCGCAATCTGACAAAGATGAGATTGGAAAGCTTGCTGCAGCTGGAGTCCAAGCTCAAAGCTGATGTGAAGCGTGAGCAGGCTGCCGAGCTGGCGGCCAATGGCTTGGGCAATCCGCACAACCTATTCGTGAGATTCAGCTGATGGCCAAGAAGCGCAGACAACAGGCGGCACCATCAGCACCGCGGCGGCGGATGTACCAAGGCGCGCAGTTCAGCAGGCTGACTGCTGACTGGGTGACAGGCAACACCAGCGCCGACAGCGAGATTTACGGCAGCGCGCAGAAACTGCGCGATCGCGCGCGGCAGCTGTGCCGGGATAATGACTACGCGCGGCAGGCATTGCGCGCGATTGAAGGCAACGTGATCGGGCAAGGCATCCCGTTCCAATCGCAGGTACGGATGCAGCGCGGCGGCAAGCTTGATACCAGCATCAATGATGCGATCGAGGCGGCATGGCGGCAATGGACAACTGCGCGGCATTGCCACACCGGCGGCAAGCTGAGCTTTGCCGACATTGAAAGGTTGGTGATCCGCGCCTGCGCCGAGAGCGGCGAGGTGTTCATCAGGCTTGTGCGGCAGAGCTTTGGTGGCAGCACCACCCCGCTGGCGATGGAGGTGATCGAGGCGGATCAGCTGGATGATGGTCTCAATGGCCGCAGCCAGCAGGGCAATGAGATCCGCATGGGCGTGGAGGTGGACGGCTGGGGCAGGCCGATCGCGTATCACTTCCTGGCATATCATCCCGGCGACTACCAGTTCAGCAACCAGCAGATCAGCACGCAGCGCCACAAGCGCATCCCGGCTGAGGAGATCATTCACCTTTACCGCGCCGAGCGCCCCGGCCAGACGAGGGGTGTTACGTGGTTCGCCAGTGCAATACAACGACTGCATCACCTGGCGGGTTACGAGCAGGCCGAGGTGGTGCGAGCACGGGCCAGCAGCGCGCTCATGGGATTCATTACCAGCCCCGAGGGCGAGCTGATCGGCGATGACGTGATGGACGGCGAGCGCGTCAGCAACTTCGAGCCCGGAGTCTTCAAATACCTCAACCCCGGCGAGTCGGTCACAGTGCCGAGCCTGGATAGTCCCGATGGTCAGTTCGAGCCATTCCTACGCGCGATGCTGCGCGCCATGGCTGCCGGCATCGGCTGCAGCTATGAGACAATCTCGCGCGACTTCAGTCAAACAAACTATTCCAGCAGCAGGCTCAGCCTGATTGAAGACCGCGACCACTGGCGGATTCTGCAATCGTGGATGATTGAGAACTTCCATCGCCGCGTGTTCCATGAGTGGATTGAGCTGGCAGTGCTGAGCAATGCGCTATCGCTACCCGGCTACGAGCTGGCACCTGATCGCTTCAAGGCCGCGCGTTGGATGCCGCGCGGCTGGGCATGGGTTGATCCTGCCAAGGAGGTGGCCGCATACAAGGAAGCGGTGCGGTGCGGCTTCAAGACCCTGGGCGAGGTGGTTGCAGAACAGGGCGGGGATCTTGATGAACTGCTGCTGGCGCGGCAGGCTGAGCTGGCAATGCTGGATCAAATGAACATCGTGGTGGATAGCGACCCAACGCAGGTAACCGGCGCTGGCCTTCAGCAGATCGGCAATCCTTACCCAGAGACGCAGCCACCTACCGAGGAGCCCGCCTAATGGCCAATGTCAACGGCACCGAGATCAACCTGATGCCAACCGATGGAATGCGCGAGGAGGCTGAGCGTTACCGCGCATGGAAGGCTGAAGGCGAGCAGGGCGGCACTGATGTGGCAGCCACTAGGGCATCGCAGATCCTGAGCGGCGATGAGTTGTCACCTGACACCGTGATCACCATGGCGGCATGGTTTGCGCGGCATGAAGTGGACAAGCAAGGGCAGGGCTTCAGCCAAGGCGAAGACGGCTACCCATCACCTGGCCGCGTGGCATGGGCGGCATGGGGCGGCGATGCTGGCCAGAGTTGGTCTACATCCAAGGCCGATAGGATTAAGGCATTGCAAGATCGCACAATGGAAAGACCGTATCCCAATGAGCACGCGGCGCGATTGACCGATCCTGATCAATACGATGAGATCAGACGCGTGAATGATGAAGGCGGCCCCGGCGTTGATTTCATCTATGGGATCAAGGATGGCAATACCGAGCTGCAGGCCATTCGCTTTGATGCGGCACGATTCAGCGCCGACGAGGCCCGGCAATGGCTAAGCGACAATGAAATGCAGGAGATCTTGTTTGAAGTGGCAACCGGTGAGCGTATGCAGCGCTCGGAACCGGTGTCATTCACGCGTTCAGCGCAGATCGCAGAAGATGACCGCACGCTTGAGTTCCCATTTTCAAGTGAGTATCCCGTTGCGCGTTACTTCGGCAATGAGATCCTTGCCCATACCCGTGAGGCCGTTGATCTTGCGCGGCTGAATGATGGCGCGCCGCTGCTGTTCAACCATGACCCGGACAAACTGATTGGCGTGGTTGAGCGCGCATGGGTGGATGAAGACCAGAAGCGCGGCTACGCGCGGGTGCGCATGAGCCGCAATCCATTTGCGCAGGAGGTCATGAATGACGTTCGTGATGGCGTACTGCGCAATGTGAGCTTCGGCTATGCGATCAATGACATGGAGCAGCGCGGCGAAGACTTCATCGTGACGCGATGGAGCGCGCACGAGCTATCGCTAGTGTCAATTCCTGCCGACCCTACAATCGGAGTAGGGCGTTCACTGGATGCTCCGTTCGCGGCCACAGCCGCATCACTTGTCCCAACTTCTACCGACATGGAAGACACCACCACCGATCTGATGGCGGTGCGGGCTGAAGCGGCTTCAGAGGCTGCCAAGGCTGAGCGCATCCGCATTTCTGGCATCACCGCTATCACCGAGAAGCATGGCATGGCTGACCTTGGCCGCCAGCTGGTTGAATCCGGCCGCAGCCTTGATGAGGCCCGCGCTGCTGTGCTCGATCAACTTGGCAGCAAGGCGCAGCCTGTCAGCGAGTCCGCTGGCGACATTGGCCTCAGCGCCAAGGAGACCCGTGAGTTCAGCTTCCAGCGCGCAATCAACGCACTGGCCAACCCTGGCGACCGCAAGCTGCAGGAGGCCGCGGCCTTCGAGCGCGAGTGCTCCGAGGCTGCCGCTGCACGCGCCGGCAAGGTTGCCCAGGGCATCATGGTGCCGAGCGAGGTGCTGCGCCGTGACCTTACTGTTGGCACCGCATCCGGCGCTGGCGATCTGGTCGGCACGGATTTTCGCCCCGGCAGCTTCATTGAACTGCTGCGCAACCGCTCGGCACTGGCCGGCCTGGGCGTCACCAGCCTGACCGGACTGACCGGCAACGTGGCCATCCCGCGCCAGACCGCTGCGGCTACTGCGTACTGGGTGGCTGAATCTGGTTCGCCCACCGAGAGCCAGCAAACCGTCGATCAGGTGAACCTTTCGCCAAAAACCGTAGGCGCCTTCACCGACTACAGCCGCCGCCTGATGCTGCAGGCCAGCATCGACGTGGAGCAGATGATCCGCCAGGATCTCGCCACTGTGCTGGCGCTTGAGATCGACCGCGTGGGCCTATACGGCCTGGGCAATACCAGCCAGCCACTTGGCATCAAGCTGACCACTGGCATCAACACCGAGGACTTCGGTGCCGCCACCCCGACCTATACCGAGGTGGTAAGCATGGAATCCAAGATCGCTGCGGACAACGCCGACATCGGCGCCATGGCGTATCTGATGAATGCCACCATGCGCGGCAACCTGAAGACCAAGGACAAGGGCACCGATACCGGCGCCTATGTGTTCGAGCCTGGCGGCACCGTCAACGGCTACAGCGCCGTCGTCAGTAATCAGGTCGAGTCTGGCGACATCTTCTTCGCGGTGTGGAGCCAGCTGATCATGGCGATGTGGAGTGGACTGGATCTCACCGTGGATCCCTACACCCACAGCACCAGCGGCACCGTGCGCGTGGTGGCCCTGCAGGATGTGGACTTTGCGGTCCGTCATCCCGAGGGTTTCTGCCGCGGCAACAACACCTTGTGATGTTGATTCAAATCCTTAAGGACACGTCCATCAGAGGCGTGGCTGTCAAGGCAGGGCAGGTGGTTGATACCGAGCAATCGGACGCCACCGCTCTGATCAACATGGGCAAAGCGCAGCCGGCTCCGATTGTGGAGCCGGCCCCGGCAGTTTGCCCGCAGCCTTCCCGCAAATCATCCCGCAAGAGGACCAATGGCTATCCATCAGCAGACGCTTGAGAAGCTGCAGCATTTCACGCTGCTGGCTACTACCACCATCACCGGCACCGGCAACCAGACCGGCGTCGATCTCTTGGAGTACGACGGCGACGTTCAGATCATCTTGGCCGGCACTGCTGCTGGCGCCAGCGCTGATCTGACGTTCCGCATCGAAGAATCTTCCGACAACAGCACGTTCACTGCTGTGACCGGTGGCACCTTCACTGCGATCGGCAACGCTGCCTACAAGGAGGTGAAGACCTTCGATCGCGACAACCTGAAGCGCTACATCCGCCTGAGCTGCACGGCTGAGACGGGCACCGCTTCGAGTGCTGTTACCTGCTTCGGCTTTGGCCTGAAGAAGTACGGCTGAGCTGTTCAATGATGGCCCCGGCTTGCGCTGGGGCCTTTCCTAGACTGAACTCAACTGCTACTGCACCATGGCCATCGCCAGCATTCCGAGCATCACGTTCACCCGACCGGCGAACACGACCGCCTATACCGCTGGCGATGTGATCGGCAGTGCAACTAGCGCGATCCATGAATTGACCGGCGCTGCAAGTTCATCGTCGTTTGTATTTGTGCAGTCGATTCAGCTGCTGATTAACAATACGACGGTGCCATCCGGCATGGCCGGATTCCGCGTGCATTTGTATTCAGCGGCGCCTACCGCAATTCTTGACAACGCTGCCTATACCTTCACGACATCCGATGCTGCAGCATGGCAGGATAGCTACGACCTTGGCACGCCTGCTGTTCG